AGAGAAGACCTAATCCTATGGCTAAGGATTTGATGAACCCTAAGTACAGACCCAAGGTTATACCTGATAAGAAACGTCCTGCCATTCGTAAGAAGAAGCACAAAGGAGACAAGGAAGATGAAAGCTAGAGAGGAACTACTTAGAGAGATTGGTGAGTTAAAGAAACGCATTGAACAACTAGAAGCACAAGTTAAACTGTGGAAAGGTACAGCACCGTGAGACAACACATATACGAAACGTGGACACTGATAATGGACTCAGATAGAAGCCCACTAAAGAATATACCTGACAATAATGCTCGTCACTTAATCCTGCAGATACTTGCATGGATGTGGTGCATTGTGTTTAGTATTTTCTTGGGTAGCTATGTTGTGTTTGGTCTAACAGCAATAGCTCACGTGTTACTTTTAGCAGCAATAGCTATCACCGTTGGTACGTTTGATACTGCCAGTAGAAATCCTAGAGTTTTATCTGATTTTGCTAGGCGTATTGATGGATACAATGGTAGGCGTAACAATGGGGAGCATGACTGATGATTAAAGTAACACTAATGGATAGCATGGGTGATGACCTTACTGTTGTTAATGCAGCACGTGTGTCTTTCGGTAAACAAAGTGAAGGACTAGGGTTTAGTGGGACATTTACTACAACTATGACACCTATCCTACATGATACAGACAAAAGGCTGATCAAATATTTAGCCAAGCATAGGCACATGTCACCCTTTGGTCATGCCTTTGCATCCTTCCATGTCAAGGCTCCTATCTTTGTAGCTAGACAACTAGTCAAGCACAAGTTCCTACGATGGAATGAGATCAGTCGTAGGTATGTAGACGATGAGCCTGAGTTCTATGAACCTGACGAGTGGCGTGGGCGTAGTGCTGATAAGAAGCAAGGTAGTGATGGCGTGGTAGATGTCGGTAAGATAGGTGACATTAGTTTAGCCAGTAAAACTCTATACAATAGCTTACTTGACAGGGGTGTATGCCCAGAGCAAGCACGTATGGTGTTGCCACAAAGCACCATGACTGAATGGTATTGGTCAGGTAGTCTTGACGCATTCTCCGATATGTGCAATCTTAGGTGCAAAGAAGATACACAGTTAGAAACAAGAATAGTTGCAGATGAAATTTCTGCTGATATGAAAGACTTGTTTCCTATATCATGGGAGGCGTTACAACAATGATGGAGCTATCTTTAATTAGAACCCTACACGATCAGGAGTTCTATGAAGATCACAAGGGTATTAAATGCCCTGACAAGTTGTTCACTAAAGATGTCCGAAAGATCAAGCGTGTTTTAGATAACGCTATGGAAAAGTATGACTGCACTATATCTACCTCTGAGTTAGAAGCTTTGTTTTTCTCTGAGTACAGCACTATGACTACAGCCAACAAGGTTCTGTACGAGGGTCTGTTCTCTAAGTTACGCAAAGAGGTTCCTATGTCTAGGGACGTAGCCTCTGATGTACTGTCTAGGATGTTTAGGCAGCACGTAGGGGAGCAAGTAGCTAACTTAGGGTTTGACTACGTTAACGGTAATCTTACATCCCTAGAGCCACTACGCCAAGTGCTAGAGGCGCATGAGGATAACTTTATGCCCAACATGAATGTTGAGTGGGCTGACATTGATATAGACACTATCCTTGAGGCTGGTACTAAGCAGTCACAGTGGAAGTGGAACATACCCAGCCTAGCAGGGCGCATAGAAGGCATTAGCAGCGGTCACTTTATTATTATAGGTGCTAGGCCCAACACAGGTAAGACAAGCTTCCATGCGTCCACTATTGCCTCACCTAAAGGTTTTGCAGAGCAAGGTGCTAAGTGTATGGTACTGTGTAACGAGGAAGAGTATGTACGTGTAGCTGAACGCTACCTGTGTGCTGCTGCTAGTATGGATACAGATGAGATTAAGTCTAACTATGCGTTAGCTGCTGCAAGGTACAAGAAAGTGCGTGATCAGATTAGTATGTTTGACAGTACAGGTAAAGACTTAGGGTGGGTAGAGAACATCATTAAGCACAGCAAGCCTGACATAGTTGTACTTGATATGGGAGATAAGTTTGCCTTAAAGACTAGCGATAAGTCAGATGTATATCTTAAGGCTGCAG